CTCTTCATTTGTAAAAGGTTCGATTAACTCTGCATTATTACGCAAATGAATATATTTTATAAGATAATGACATACACAATCTGCCAATCTTCTGATAGGTGAAGTAAAATGACAATATTCGGGCATCCCTACCAAGTCGTGTGAAGCGTTCGTTGCTAAATAGTCGGCTTGAATTCCATTAACAATGATTTCATTCATTAGTTCATCACCATCAATATTAGTATCCACACTATCAATCCAGCCGTCTGTGACACAGGTACGAAATATTCCTCTACCCTGCATATGGATTTTTAGATATTCTCCTACAAAACCATTTGCAAATATAGCGAACTCGGCAATCATTTTTTGCATATCATTCACAGCATTATCTGAATACATAAGAGATGGCCCACGAGTTGGGTCTGAAGAAAATACTACCCCTGATGGGGTTAATTCACCTAATTTAGTTCCCACTGTTTTTTCTGCACGCTGGGCGGTGAGTGCTGCAGCCACCTTGAGACCGATTGATATAGTATTACGAGCTTCGTCATATTGACTATCATTATCAGACAACATTTTGCTTGCTAATGCATATGTGAATGCATTAGAGGTGATTAGGCGAACTCTTGAGAAAAGTAGTTGAACATGTCCAGTAGGTAAAAAGGTTTCTGGGTTAATCTTTGTAAAAACAGTAATCGCATTTTTCACGTCCCCGTATTGGTTTACCATTAGGCTCGCACGGTCTACAATGTCCTTAGGCATTAAGTGTATCGGAACACGATTTGACGGGTAACGAGTAACAACTCGTTCTTTAATATCATTCCATAGTGTGGAACCGAGTGAAATCCACTCGGTAGGGTCAGCTATATGGATCGCTAGGTAAAGACCATCATCTGTAGTGAATATACTAAAGGCATCATCAGCGTCTTCGCATCCTGGCGGGTCGATACTATATGTATTTCTCAGTGTGAAATCTACACGACCCTGTGTAACAGAATATTTATGTGGTATATTTTCTATATTTTGAGAAAGAAGAGTTGAATCATTAGAAGTATTACGTAATGCACCATAAAGTGGTTCTATATTAGCACTGTAATCGTCTTCATATACACTATCAAAAATATGGATAGAACTCATATTTATTATTATTAGGGTAATACGTCTAAATAGTATTTTACTATGTATGAAATACTATTTACATAAACAAATTTTGTAGGGGTTTTTCGTCGCTTATGCGTTCTTCACCTTGGCGAGTTTGGTGATAAAAATGATATAAATGTTCTTTATGAATTATATGCAGAGACTATACACCACCATATAATACCCAATTTATTCGTCATGTTAAACTATTACACAATCCCAACAAAATCAATGGAATTATCTATATGTATTCGAACCATAACGGGTCCTCCCGTTCCAATAGTGTCAGCCAGTTTTTTTACGAATATACCCAATATCATATCACAATTCAACATTCCTAGTATCGCAAAGCAATACAATATAACAAGTAACGAAATGAATAAACTAGTAAAAATTAACGAAAGTTACGGCACACTAACAGAAATAGTATCACCGAGGTTTATTGCTGACCGTTCTAAAATAGGTAAAATTACGAACGCATTCTTTACACGTATCGAAGTATTATCGACAACTAATCTACTATATCCTATACAAAGTGGAACGACAAATAATAATATTATATACATTGGTGATGATTTCAAAACTTTCACAGGGGTCATTACATATATGATTCCCAGACGAACTACTACAGTTGAACATATCACACCATTACAATTACGAACATATGGCGGTATAGAAGAGATAGTATTACAAAAACCCAAAAAGAATACAGCACTCATTTATATTGATGTATGCGCTCCGGAGATTGTGTACTCACATACATACACGATATTTTTACTAAAAGTACTTGCACTTATACTATCATTACAATCCAAAGGAGGGACAGCGATAATAAAAACCAATATGATAGTTTTCAAACCCGTGCTTGATATATTATACTTATTGTCAGGGAAGTATGAACATATGCATATTATCAGGCCATTTGTATCTGAAAATGCCGATAGTAGGTTTGTCATCTTCAATGGACTATTGACACCTACACATTCAGATGCGATTTATAATTTAATCACTAATACAAATAATATAAGCACCGGCGCACCTAATCAGATCATCAGTTCTGTCACAGATAGTAAAATATCACAGTATTTTATGTCAAAGATAGAAGAGTGTAATCTATTGATTGGCCAAAAATATGTGGAGAAACACGACAGTCTCGTCATGTTAATAAAAAATTATAGTAATGATCATCGAGGAGAACATGCGAAAAGCGTATCTAATTCAAGATGTCTAAACTGGTGCGAAAAATATGGTATTCCAACTCAACCAACCCAGTGTAAAGAAAACACATCACGCAGCGACGCATAATTATCTACATCTCTGACTCGCACGCATGCTCGCAGGAAGGGCGGTTCTACAAGTGTCATAATTTTTATGCACTGGTTGAGCAATTGAACCATTCACTTCGGTCTTGATGGTGTTCAATGTCAATCGCGTTGTACGCGAACTACTTGACACTCCACCCTGTTGAGCAAACTGTGCATTGTTAGGCGAAAAGATAGGAGCGCTAATATCTGGGTTGGCTGGATCACAACCCGTAGTATTATTCGTGTAATGGAAAGAGTTCTGCTTAAGTGTCTTACCTCGCGAACGTAAATACTGTTGCTGACTTGGATAATAGTTCTTTCCTGTCACAGGATTAGGTTTGATTACCGTACTAGCACCACGCACACGGTCTAATGCATGTTTTGCTTGACAACAATCGGAACTGTTCAAACTTTCCGAAGGAGTTAAACATGTCCCTAATATTGAGTTCGATGCTGACCCCATCACTATACTATGTCCTGGCCGATCCATGAGTAAACCTATTAACGGTACGGTCTTGCTTGTTTTCACATAGCGATCGTTATTTGTGATTTGGTAATTATTAGGAGAGGAAGAATCTAAACTAACGGTGTTAATTTTCCCTAGGCGATAGTTCCACTTTAGTGGGCGAGGAAGACCGTGTTTGTAAACTATATCGTTGGTGGGATCCTTATTCGTGAATGGACGTAGATTTGTTGATGTAGTACTTGAGCTCATCGACATGGTGTATACTGTACAGTGAGTAAATATTATGTTTGTACAGTATACACCGACAACCACGAATATTCAATATGCATAAATACATTCGTATTGGACTTATTATCATATTCATTTCTGTAATTGCACATCAACTAAACATCTGGTGTTCAACTCCTGTCATGGAAGGGGTACAAAATAAATACAACCCCAACAATGAAAACCTGTCAACCAAAGTGCAAACAAACTCAGGAAATATTCAATATATGGAAGAACACATTAAAAAGATCGCACCATTAGAAAAACATGTATCTGACATACAGATCAATGTAGACAAGTTGAACCAACAAATGGCCAACATTAAATCCGCACAGTCAAATCGTGCAAAAGAAACACAAAAGGCAACGAGCAAACCAGTCACTGGGTTACACTAATAGTACATGACAACCACATATAATGTATAGTAAATAATACTTGTAGATTCTATTTTTATCTACAAGTATAGTACGACAAGTCTTTATCCATATAACACCTACAAATGTTTTCAGATATGGCACCCAGTACTACAGGGGCGAAAGTAGAAACTTACCCCTACAGCAAAAATATCCGATCACCCAAAAGCCTATACATGGGTGCAAGTGGAAGCCTACCACAATTAGGGCGTAATCTTGACGGGTTAGTGGATTACGTAGAGGTTCTCATCACAGGAAAGGGTGCATCAGCAACAGGACGTCCGCTAGGAAATAAGTACTTTATGAAGACAGGTGCAAAATGCAAAGATGAAAAAACCAAAAAAGATGTTCCACGATACTTGTACATCAACAACGTCCCAGAAGGGGGCATCCCTATGATGCCTAGTGTAATGGGCATAGAGATGAAGAGCTTTAGAGGCCTCATACCAGGAGCAATATCCAATATGGAGGCACTCAATCCCATGGCAATCATGTCGGCATTCACTACAGGTTCAACACCACCTTGTCAAGCAATTACCATGGAAACGATTGACATCAACAATCGAACAGACACGGAAACACAGTTCGTCGCGAATGCTGATATTAAGGATCTAAACCCATGCAGTTGGGGAAGCAGAGGAACCAATCCTGTCACAGGAGAACAGTGTTCAGAAGGGTTTACTGACAACATTCAAATACAACCGAATAATAACGTTGCCATGCCCAGTGATATCATGGCGCAAATATACTTTGTCTGCTTGGGAGTTCTTATCATCTACATGATGTATTGTCTCATGACACGCAGAAAAAAATAAATCAGTTTATAATTACACCATAATAAACGATGATATACGTCATTTTTGTCTAGACCTGGTGGTTGGTATTCAATGGGGAGATGGCATTATATGTTGGGTCATCGAGTGGAAGATGGACAACTTCTCGAATAAACAATCTGCGATAGTGAGTGATACACCATATACACGTAATTAGCAGTATAAGTCCTAGGATGCCTCCATAAAATACTAACATGGCGTGAGCGTGATCAGACATGACACTGTGTATGGAACGACTTTTCTACTACGATAATGATATGTAGTAGAATAGTAAATATAAAATCAATTTGTCTAACGACTAACGGCGGCCACGACGGCTGCGTTTTCCACGTCCCTTGCTCTTTATCTTCTTGCATTTGGTTGCATGCTTACGACTCTTGCGACTCTTGCGACTCTTGCGACTCTTGCGTCCCTTGCGACCCTTGCGACTCTTGCGGCCACCTATGTAGTCTTCTTGTGCCACTGGTTCGATATCTTGTGCTACTGGTTCGATATCTTGTGCTACTGGTTCGATATCTTGTGCTACTGGTTCGATATCTTGTGCTACTGGTTCGGTATAATCTACTGGTTCTGATGCTAGTGCTACTGGTTCGGTATAATCTGTTGATGGTTGTTCAGAGTATCCAGTGGCGTCCCGCGCACTCTTCTTCGTGCTCTCCCACATACCAGTAGCCGTGTTTCCAACGTTTCCGAAATATCCTGTAAAATCGGGCATCTCGAACCCCCCGCTTTGTATATTACCTCCTCCGCGCATGCTCGTCTTAGTGCTCGTCTTAGTGCTCTTTTTAGTGCTTATCATTATACTATATGTGTCGATTATATTTTATTACACGCCGATTATATTTTATTACGCGCCGATTTTCAATCTCTTGAATAATTCGACGGCGGCAAGACCGCCTGCGATCTGTGCGCCAATGTAGGGAGCGACGTCCTTGGCAGCGGTCTTACCCGCCGTCAACATAGCAATAGTCACAGCAGGGTTTAGGAGTGTTCCAGAGGAGGAAAATCTTGAACCCAATATAATCAATATGGCGAAAATCGAACCGCATGCGTATGCGTTGCCGTTTGATGCTAAAATAACATAGATAAAGACAAGTGTAGCCAAAAACTCAAATAAGTACGAGTTCATTGCGGGTTATACAATACCTTGCTAAAATATTTATTATTGTGCATTCTTTTCGATTGTATATGTATACATACGTCCTAGATGACAACCATCGCATTTCATCAATACTGCAACATCTCCTTTATTGGAGGAAGTTATACATCGTCTCCCATCAAGAACGGGATCGCTATACCCCAACACCCACACGATTCACAAACAAGACCCATAAATAATGGAATATTGACTGCTAAACAATCCAACCCACCCAAGTTCGGGGTCAGCGATTCGTCCGCGTCCTTCGCTATGGGGCGCAGACAGTTTATCGAAGAGGTCAACGATGATCATATCCGCCGCATAAAGACTAACACCATTGGGGAAACTAGTATGAACGCTAGTGGACAACCTCTTAGTTACAAGCGATACGACAAGAACGACACGAAACGCGCACTCGCTAAGGCGCGCAGCCATGGCTACGTCGCGCCCGCGAAAAAGGGTGCGCTAAATAACCCATATATGTCAGGTGGTTCGGCAATGCGAGGATTTCTTCCACCCAACACTTCTGCCAATAGTGCTGCGTCCAAGCACAGCGCATTTATATCGAGACATGCAAAAAACCGTATATCTTGTCCCGCAGAAGACTCTAGCAATAGTTGCTTAATCCCAGATCCTGCAAATATTGAGGGTGCAATGTACAGTAGTTACCCAACAACTCACAGAAATCGGCGCTCTACACTTCCTGAAGACCCCGTAGACATGTCTGAAAGAGTTAACAGCATTTTCATGCCTCATTATATCCGCTATAAAATGGCGTGCGATGACTGTCCTGACTACACCCCCACCGTTATCGCAGGTAAAGATATTGTGGTAGATGATAATAAGTTCAGCACCATGCTTCCAGTTCATATCAAAAACCGCATTGATTGTGCAGACTGCTAATATAATAGCAGGATGTTTCATAGTGAGTTACTCATTTTGTATGATGATAATTTCATATCATACAAAACCATATCAGACACAAACTAGCACGACAATTAATATCTACGAACACCAGTTTTTTGTCTCACGAACATGCTATACACAGAACTGTCGTATACATACTTGGGGTTTCCACTAGAGGGAGCAACATTACCAGCGTTGAATACGGCTCTAAAGGGTGTTTGAGCCATGCTAGCTCCATTACTGTATTTGGCGGCATTTGTTCCATTCCAAGCGTTTCGTAATTGGAAACGCTCTCTAGAAAATCCCGAAGCGCGGGAGGCTGTTCCAGTTGGCGTCTTCATAGTTCCCATTGTCATGTTCATAGTTCCACTTGCACTTGACATACTTTATCTAGATAGATATTTAAATCTGACTGACAAAAAACAATAGATGTCTTCGAATATGATATTATATGATTGAATTACTTTGTAATTAGCCTTGGAGCCACGTTCATTGTCATTAGTTCTTGGAATAACAACTTGCATGCGTATGGAATCTCCACGTAACTAAAGTCCGAACGATTTTTACAGTTCTTGCATAAGTGTATATGCGATGCGTCATTGTATGATGCAATCATACCACACTTCTTGCATACATGCACGCTGTATTTGTCAGACACGTCATACATGCGTTCTTTCGTGAAACGAGATGCACCATGAGAACACATACAATCCCTCTCCATTTCTCCAAACCGGAGACCTCCATCACGACTGCGCCCCTCCGCTGGCTGACGTGTAAGATTCACCATGGGTCCGATAGAACGACTGTGTTGCTTGTCCGCAACCATGTGTTTCAACCGCTGATAGAACACGGGACCGATAAATACTGATGCATCGATCTGCTCACCTGTCAGCGCGTTATAGAGTATGTCATTTCCATTCGACTCATACCCCAACGACTGGAGTTCCTTGCAGATGCTAGGCACATCCAGATCTCCAAAACTGGTTCCGTCTCCAAGCAAACCCAACTCCACCAATACTTTACCCAATAGGGTCTCTTTCAACTGACCAATTGTCATGCGCGACGGAATAGCATGCGGATTGATAATAATGTCAGGACGAATACCTGATTTGGTGAAAGGCATATCCTTCTCAGGAATGATATTACCAATCGTTCCCTTCTGACCATGGCGACTGCTAAACTTGTCACCAAATGTAGGCTGGCGCTGCGCACGAAGACGCACCTTTGCGAAGGTGTACCCTTCACCGTTGCGATCAAGATAGTTGCGATCCACATAGGTGTCCTCGTTTGTGCGATACACGCGGCTCTGGTCTTCGTACTTTATCACCTTGGTGGGGTCATTGCGGTTCTCTTTAATGGGGGTCACCTTTGATATGATGATGTCACGGTTCTCTATGAGAGTGTTCTCATCTACTAACCCTGACGCATTTATCTTGTTATAGTTCGCAAACTTCAACCCTTTGGTCTTCGTCGTATCAGGCTTGCAACGGATCTCCTCTTCACCATTTACCTTCTGCTTATCCTCGTCCTTCTCGGTATGATAAATAGTGGCTTGGAATAACCCACGGTCCACCGACCCTTTGTTGAACAACAACGAATCCTCTTGGTTGTATCCCGTGTGTGACATGATCGCAACCACGACATTGGTTCCGGAAGGAATCTTCATCAACTCGATGATGTTCATCAAGCGAGTATCCACTAGAGGACGGGTGGGATAATTGAGGACATACGCTGTCTTGTCCATACGCTCCTGATAGTTAGTGACATATACACCCATCGCCTGCTTACCCATTGCGCACTGATAAGTATTTCTAGGAGACTGATTATGCTCTGGAAACGGAATACATGACCCTAAAATCCCGAATATAGTACTGGGGTGAATCTCGCAATGGGTATAGTTATACATCATACCATTATCGGTCTGCTTGCCCAACTCCGTAGGGCGCATCGCAACCATGATGTTCTGTTGTTCATCCGGGTCCACATACTCGATTATCGCATTCGATGAACGCGTGTTGGTTAACAGGTCGTCCCAGGTGTGCTCCTTGCTTCGCAACTTGGAAATATGCTCGTCTGTCAATAGGAGTTTGTTATCGACCACTCGGAGGAGAGGACGAGTTACACGGCCACCATCGTTACACACGCGGATTTCGTTGACCTTGTAGTTAAACACGATTGATGTGTAAATGTTAATAACGCCTGTATGCTTATTGCTCTTGAGAATGGCATAGAGTTCGGAAGCTCGTTCAGATACTCCAATCCAACATCCATTCACAAACACCTTGGTCTTGTTAAAGACATCAGACGGTTCAAGTTCATCAAGGGGGGTAATCAACTCAGGCAGACTATGAAGATACTCGCGCAGAGGGGCAGAGAATGTGCTCACCGTCACATGAGCCAAGTAACTCAAATTCTTCACAATACCAACAGACGCACCTTCAGGGGTCTCGGCTGGACATAAGAACCCCCACGAGGTTCCGTGCAACTTACGTGGAGCGACCAACTTACCACTCTTGTCGATAGGCGTCGAAATGCGACGCGCATGGCTAAGACTAGACACGTAAGTGAGACGATTGAGAACTTGCGCTACACCCGCTTTATTACTATTCATATGCTTCACACCGAAATCACCAGTCGAAAGCGCACGCTTGAGACCGTTCTCGATTGTCGTAGACTTGATAATCTTGTAAATGTTAGTCTGGTTGATGATGTTCTGCACATCATCTGTAGACTTCCACGAACCGGTATTGATTTCACGAATCACTTGCTTCTCCATATCCTTCACTACCTTGTTGAAGTAGTTGCGGAACAGATTGTTTAACAACACGCCACATAAATCGATACGCTTGTTGGTGTATGCATCACGGTCGTCGCCTTCTATGTGACCAAGACTAACGCGAATAAGTTTATTCGTCATATAACCCAGGAAGAACAACTTGCGTTCTTTTGTGTCGCAGTGGGGAAACATATCATTGTCCAAGATGTCTCTTGCAAAAGCGCGCTTCTTTTTATGACCTGTCTCGCGATCCATGTTAAATGGCGTGTACATGACATGTGACGTTATATGTGCAATACATGATTCTTGATCTTGGAAGTCGGTTGCATCACGAACAGACGCCTGAAGGAACTCGATCATGTCGTGGTGGTTTTCATGTTCAATATTCAACAGAATCATCTCACATATTCGTCTATCAGACTGCACGCCTAGCGCACGAAAGAGAACAAAGATGGGTATAGGGGTCTTCACGCGAGGGAGTTGCACACTAATAGGAAATCCAAAACCAGTATTCTTTGATGACACCATCATATTCACTTGCTTAGGCGAAATACACTTGAAATCAGGAATAGACTTGATTTCGGCTTGCCAGGTGTACTTAGTACTGTTCTTGCTGATATTAAAACAGTACACCCTGTTCTCAGCAGAACGCTCTTGTCCAAGCACTGTCTTCTCAGAACCGTTGATAATGAAATATCCTCCGGCGTCAAACTTACATTCACCAGTATTCAGGTGACTCACATGACGATATTGATTGAGGACACAAATAGATGACTTTAGCATAATGGGTAATTTTCCAATATGAATATCGGGGATGTTCTTGTGGAACACTTGACTGTTCTCGAGATTTGCTCCATTGCGAACCAAATATTTAATATGCACATCCACTGTCATGGTGGACGAATAGGTGAAATTACGCAGACGAGCCTCCTGTGGAAACATAAGTTTTGTTGCACCATTATTCTCTTGAATCTGAGGACGATATATCCTAAAATTCTCAAAATTAATGTCGACCTCCAACGAGGTGGTTCCACTCTCAGCGTCATAATCTTGCTCAGATACGATATGCACTGGATTGAACATATCAATTGTTTGTAGAATCTGGTGGTTCACAAACAGATTATACGATTCTACTTGGTGTCGCACAAGACGCTCCAGATGCTGACCTTGGAAATAAGATCCGATTATATCCCATGGCGCCTCAGTATAGTCGCCATTTGACCAATCAGATTCAGTATTTGCAGAAGGTTCGATAGGGTCTGAAACATCCACGACATCAGAGGTCTTTGTTACAGACGCCTTCGCCTTAGAGGTTGTTTTGGATGCTGGTCGATTAGAGGCTAGAGGCAAACTAGAACTCTTCTTATTGGAAGGTACAGACATTGTAAAAGTCGGCATAATTAACAGATATACCTTCGAAAATACATCACATATATGAATCAATTTGTGTGGAAAGATATTTAGCGACATGAAATCAATAAGCGGAATTATTTGAATAATTAATTGTATTGGTATACCATCTAGTTCACACACATGAATAATACACCAGAGGCTGATGTTCCATCAAATAAAGGAAATAGAAAGACAATACAGATAAATCAAGACTTTTTTAAAATAGGAAAAAAGGGAAACGCACCCATTACTGGAACACGGAAAGCCAAACCTAAACATAAACCCATTGCAAACAACACCATCAAACAAGCACTTGCAAAAAGAGTTCAAGAGAGAAAACAAAAGGATTTAGATGACGTATACCAACGAAGAACTATTGCTACTGAATCGGGACACGATCCTGCTCGGTCGGAACTCTCAAAATCATTGTCATATTTGAACGAGTTTGTAAAGAACAAAAAGAAAAAAGCAACGAACTCAAAAAATACAAACAAAACCACGATGAAGACACATCGAGAACCAATGGTTAATGTTGACCTACCAGATGAACTTATTGGTAATATTTTACCTGCACCCATGGCGTCACTTGTACAACCACCATTCCCATTACATCTCCCTTCCACAGTTAAACCAATTAAACCAATTATTAATCCAATTGTCGAGGCCGTTACACCGACAATATACACATACAATACAACAGCGCCCCCATACAGTAATCTTAAAAACACAACCACAGGAAAACCTACCTACAGGATATGGAACCAAACTCGAAAACAAAGAGGACATGCACAGCATAATAAACCCCAAATAACGACAAATACACCTACACCACGCAAACCAATTACATTCAATGCACCAGTGAATACATCAAAGAGTTTGGAGAACTCTAAACCTTCGGAAAGAGAGAACAAACTCGCATTAGCCAAGAACACTATAGCAACTCCTATCCAACAACCTGACATCAAACACAATACAGGACCGCGACTAATAAAACGAACCATTAATCATAAATATACAGTGGGACGTAAGATTGGTGGGCGAAAGGTATCAGTACTCATAAAAAATCTCAAAACGCGGAGAAAGATACAAGAAGCGAAAAAAGAACTCAAAAAAACAGAGACGTCAGACATCAAAAAATACCTGAAATCTCATGGACTACTGAAAGTAGGGAGCGTCGCACCGAATAATGTTCTGCGAGAAATGTACGAGAGCGCTATGATGGGGGGAGATATACACAACACCAACGGTCAGGTCGCACTACACAATTTCAATGCTGATGACGAATAATATATTCAGGTGGAAACCATCCGTGTTTTTCATTAGACAATGTACATTACCGCATCGCAGCCTTGCGATCCAGAATGACGCCATTGCACACCTTGCTCACGATATGCGATTCAGTCACTCGATCTGACACCTTGATCACCTCCATAACCAAACGATGATACTGCTTGCGACGCGATTCAGACCCGTGCCTATGTTCTGGATATTTGGCGCGCCAATCATCCATCATACCATGTATCTTGTTACCTATCAAAAATATAGTACTGTTAAGACTTTTCAGAGCCGTCTCATTTTTCTCCCATCCCGTCTCCTCCTTCACGCATACCGCATTGCGCCGCGCGTCGGTACAGTGAATCGGTCTCTCTGTAATTGACATATTTTCTATAGATTCAAGAATCTTGCGAGTAATCGTTGCAGCGTACCCGTCCTTATCCATGCGATCCAAATCAGACACTGTACACTCGATTGATTCAGCCACTTCTTTTAATGTATACGCATCTTTGCAGTCTTCATTTAAAAACAC